AGCCAATTGATTTTCTCCAGTAATCCGTTGCATATCGCTTGTAATTTTCGGCTCGACTTTCGAAATCTTATACAACAGTTGCTCGCTATAGAATCTTGCTTTAGTTTCCCTTGCATCTTGATTATACGCCTTTTCCCTGTCTTTCACAACATACTTGTTGTTCAAAGTTTTATAATCTGTATCATTTTCTCTCTCATATTGGTGTACATCTTTCCTAAAATGCGGTACTGTCGTACATCGACAGTTAGGATGAAATGGTGGTGCGTTCAAAGCTGGCACCAACTCAGATACTTTAAATATTTTTCCGTTAAACGGTTGGCAGATATGACACGCTTTTAATTCGGTCATGACTTCAAACTCTTCGACACCGTTAGCTTCATAGTTCGATTTCTGAGCCTCTGAATACACCCTTGCTGATTCTGTCACTGCTAACCGTCTAGCGTATCCATAGGAAACATCAAACTCTTTTTTTAGACTGTTAATCAGAACGTTTGTGCCTTTACCTCTCAAAACAGTATCGGCAACTCCTTTTTTAACAATGTTTCTTAATTCGTTCTGTCTTTCCCAAACTCTAGACGACCACGTTGCATTGTTGAAATTGGCATACACGATAGAGTCAGCAGATATTTTTGAAGCTTCAAAACTTCCAAGTGTCATATTCAAAACACCGGCACTAAACAGATTTTCACGTCTGATTGATTCAATCAAGTGCTTATCAATGATTTCAAACTCACTCAAAGCTAAATCATACTGATGCAGCTTAATATTCGCTTGAAGCACTTCAAGACGACTTGTTTTCATCTTCAAGTTATACAATCTCATCAAGTCATTTTCCGCTCTTGTGAAATCATCACTTGTTACTTTCTTGCCACGCTCTCTCAAACGATTAGCGCGCTCAACTAACTGCTTAGCTTTAAACTCGACATTAATCATATCAAGCCTATCTGCTCGTTGTTTAGCTTCTAGCTTCGTGATTCCTTCTTTATCAGCATACCTTTGCCAAAAACTATCGATTTCTTTTTGAATGTTGTTAGCGTGTTGTTGATAGACACCGTGCAGTTGATAAGCTACTCCCTTATCAGCTAGCTCTCTAGCCTTTTCTTCGACACGGTATCTTTCTTCCCAGTACTCATTAGTCAACATCTGCTATAACCTTCTTACTTTCGCTCATCTCAGCGTCTGAGTAGATTTTTTGTTTTTCTAGACGTGTTTCAAGGTCGCCCATAGCCTCCTCTTCACGTTCCATTCTTTCGATTTCTTTTTGAGGATCATCAATGATAGATAGAACAGATAACTTGGTTTCCTCTGACACTTGTCCAGATAATTGACCGACAATCTGAGCCTCTTCTAGAATGTTTCTAGGTACATTTCTAGTAAACGTGTAAGTCAATCCTGTCCATGCGTCCTCATAAACAGTAGTTAATGGAACACTAAACACGATTTGATACAAGCGGTTAAATGCGGATTGAAGCTTTCTGTCTTTCATCCGAGCTAGGTTATCCATAGCTTGCAGTTTGAAAGCTAGGGCCGTTCCAGACGAGTTGCCAAACTCAGACTCAGACATATTGGCTACCATTGAGATAGCGAAAATAGATTCCTTAAGTAAACTAATTAAATTCTCTTGTGTTGTGTCAGAACTTGGTTTCTCAAGGAAAGCGACCTCTGGCAAAGCACCATCGCCATTCTTCCACAGATTGAAAATTCTATTCTCTCTAATCTGACTAGCGTCTTCTTCCTGTAGCTCTACTCCTAGAACTTTCAAATAAGCGTCCGCAAAGTAGTCTACATCGTTCGCTTTTTCGCTTGCTGCTTTATTTAAAGCATTAATCAATGTTTTCACACTCTCGAAAATACATTGTCGCTCTTCGTTCTCAATCAACTCAACTACTGGGATTGAGTTGTAAATGTGTTGAGTGCGTTCACCGAACCTTACCGCCCCACCAGTCGGAAAAGTAGCGTCAATCAATTCATCGTTTGTGATAACTTGACCGACTCCTGTTTGATTATTCTCATTAAACGTATATCTTACAGCGAATATAGGGCGTTCTTCAATGCTGTTATCATGGACAATAAACATATTAATCGGACTATTGTATGTCGCTCTAGTTCGCTTATATTCATCTTGATACACATAAATAAAAGCATGACCGAACACGCTTGACATTTTCGCAAGCTCGAACTCTGAGTCTTCCATGTCATTGATTTTGCGGAAACTTGAGACAAACTCATTTACGTTCTCGTCCTCATGTTTGATTTTTACTGGAACACCAATTTGATAGCCTGTAAACGTATCGACAATGTACTTCGCATAATTAAACACCAATCTATTGTCGGGTTTCCAGCTATCTTTTTTTGCCATTTTCAAAACTTCGTGCTGAGAGAGATACATATCCTCGCTTTCAACATAATTCTTAACTAGCTTACTCATGTGAAGCCTAATCGCTTCAGTAACGACTTCTTCAGTCACTACATCGCTTGTTGTCGTAATGACTTTCCGTTTATTAACAAAAACTTTTGCCAATTTTTAAAAACCTCCTTTAAATAGTTTGATGTTTGATTTATATATTCTGTCTTGCAAAGCGTATCTAATCGCATCGATGCAGTGGTTATAGCTATCTACTGGCTCATTGATGTACTCATTTGTCTTTCTGTCTTTCTTCCAAGTGTAATTTTCAAGTTCTTCAATCAGCTTCACGCATCTTTCATCAACAATCCAATCGTACTGTAAGAGATACTGAATACCTTGTATGACTGACCCAGGACCTTTCTGCACATCAACAACCCTATGAATACCAAGATTTCGCAATTCTTGATTAGATTTCTTTTCAGCGCTATCTGCTCGTATCTGCTCTTTAGCATATCCAAGCGCCTTGATCGCTTCTGCTATCTTGTCATTCGTCAATCCTTTTTTTACAAACTCCTCAACAGCGTATAAGCGCTTGTTAGCATCGTCTATCCTTACATGAAGCAAGGCTGATGGGTCATTGATAAAACCGTAGTCAAGACCAAAAAAAGCTGGCAAGTGCGCCAACTCGTCTTTATTAAGCAATCGTTTTTCATACTTAGGGAATACCAATTTATCAAGTGTCGCAAACTCACCCAAAGCGTAAATTTTGTAGTACGCTTCGTTTCTGTTGGCTAGTTCCTCGATATTCTCTTTAGTTAAGTCGTCCAAGAAACGATTATCTTTATACGTCGTTTGATAAACCACTGTATTCTTAGGATCTCTCACAAAAAAAGCATTATATACCCAGTTTGCTTTGGATACCGGGTTAAACATCAAATAGATTTGTTTCTGTTTATGCACTTTATCCCTTAAACGCAACGTTAGCTGTGTGTAATCATCAAGCGTAAACTCAGACGCTTCTTCCATGACCACGTCGGAAATACCTTTGATGGACTTAATTTTCTCTGGGTTATCCATCCCTTTGAAAATCAACTCGGCACCGTTCGGTAATTCAATACGAAAGGCACTCATGTTAACCTTGCACAAATTAAGTATCCCAAAATAAGATAATGTCGCTTGAACATCCGCAAACACTGAGTCACGTACCGTAGAAGCAACCTTACGCAGCACTAATATTTTTCGTGGTTTGTTCCATGACTTTAGCGCTTTAAGAATTATCTTTTGAAACACTCCATGACTTTTGCCAGACGAAGCCCCTCCGTAATGCACCTCTGTGAAGGTGTCGTAGTCAAATAGATGTTCATAGATATGCTTATTGAAAACACGATTAGGACGGTCGATGATGATGTTGATTTTCGGGTTAGTCTTCATCGTCATCCCAATCACCTACTTTGATGTCGATATTCTTTTGAGTGATTTCTTGCCTATCCAAGAACAAACCGTAACGCTTGCCAAGATCAACCGCTGCACTCTTTCTCGTGGACACATTCGGTTTAGCATCCATGACTTTTTGATATCCGTCACCATCAAGAACTAATAAAGGCTCTGTGATTTCTCCACGCATAACTGCCGTTAAAAACTCAAGCACTTCTTGTTGGTCTGCGACACGTTCGGACTTTAACTTTTCTAGTTGTTCATCTATATATGCTTTTATGATAGCTTTTGATAGCAAGCGACTTCCATTCACTTGAGCAACTTTATCTCGTTTTACGTTTGGATAAGCCTTTTTATAAGCCTGAGTAGCATTCAAGCTGATGATGTACTCATCAGCGAAGTGTTTTTGTCTTTCGTTCATTTTCCATCACCTCTTTTCTTTTTCTCTTTTTCTAAACAATAAAAAAGACGCCTTGTTAGACGTCTTAGTATGAGCGATAGGCTCTTAGTGTGGTTGTATGATGAGCGTATAGCTCTAGTGTGTATCATTAGGCTAGTAGTAGTAAGCCTTGTATTTATATGGTTTCTCCTTTACGGATAACACTACCTAGGGACTCGAACCCTAAACCGTCCTATACGAGATAGTGCTGTATATACATTGTGTTAGCTATACTCTATTACGACGTATAGCGCGTTCTAATACTACATGAGGAATTGAACCTCACTAAAGGTACTAGAGTTATTTAATAAAGCATTTCACGGTGTCGTATACGAACCCTACTAAACATTATTTAAATAACCCGTCGTTATACCTCTACCCGTTCCGCCGGTGTAGTAAACTGTACAGCTCGCGCCTCTAACCCGTTTAAGTTGGCGGTAGTTAACTAAACGCGTTAACTTTTGCTTTTTGTGTTCCGTGTGCCCTTTCCGGATAGGGAACCCACGACCGGGAAATATGTATAAACTTAAATTAAACCCTCCCGCGATAGGCGACGAGAGGGAAAATATTCGGAGTACCAACCATGAATAACAGTTCGTTGGAATTTTCGCCACTTAATTGGCTATCACTCGTGCCGGGATTGAACCGACGTTTCGCGCTGAAATACATAACAGTAGAAAATACAAACTTTTAAAGGAAATGTCATTACAGGCTTTATAAATAAGCGCGCGTGTTACGTTACACTACCGAGCGTTTAACGGGGCGTCAGGTTTCCCCGCCTTAGAAAAAGAGTGTAAAAAGAAATAGCTTTCCGCTAAACTTTCACATTACCAATATATCGTAAAAGCTAGTGGAAAACTACATCATTTTTTCTAAAGTTTAAAGCGTATTCGCTAGGCCTAGTTTGTTGGCAAAAATTTCTAGCGTCTTATATCTGATATTGTACGCTTGACTTGTCGACCAGCCCACACGCTTGGCGACGTCTTCCCACGTTTCGATACCGCCATTTTTGAAATACTTTTCAACGATTAGCGTTTTAAATTGCGGGTTTATCATTTCGATCATATCTAACGTGTACTCGATAGCGTCTTTTACATTTTTTAGAAATACGAGGCGTTCGTCTGATAGTTGTTTTATAACCATGTTTTCGACTGTTTTCGCTCGTATGTTGCTCTTACCGCCTCCCACATTCTCGTCAATCTCGCGTACTGTTAGTTCCGCTTTCCTTAGTAGTATTTTCTTGTCGTATGAATAATATTCTTTAAATAGTTTCTCAAAATATGCTAGTTCTGACTTATCCATGTATTCCCCTTTACATTTCCTTTAGTGCTTTTGATAATCGTTCTAAACCTTTGTTACTTGGCTGTTTATTAAATCCTTTTTCAAGCTCTTTATTGAATATTAACCCCGCTTGTAACCATTTATCTGACGGCGATTTTATTCTAAAGAGCTTTCTTAAAAATTTATGTGAACGAGTGTGTTTAATACATTTGTGCATAACTACCTCACAACATTTTTTAACAATTGGTCTATCGTTTGTTGTCGTTGTAACGCGTTTATAATTTGTTCTTCCGTTTCTTTAACACATAATTGGCCGTCTTCAATTCCTAGCCCATGTATCCATGTAAACAACTTTCCGTCGTCGTTTACATACGTTTCAATACAAGCGATATTATTAACGTTTACCGAGTATGTTCTTGTTTCTTGGGTTGCGTCTGTTAGTGTTATAAATTTCATTGTTCTTTTACCTCTTTTTCTTTGTTTATAATTTCTTTTATCGCTTTTAAAACTGCATGCGTCATTTCATGATTACACATTTTTCGATAACTCTCATCGGCTTGTTGCTTTTCAACTTTGCAACGCCAATGAATGAGAGGGTCGTTTAAATTGTATTTATCGTTTGTCATAATTTATCCATTTTTCCAAGTCATCGCCGAATAGTTCAATCGCTTTCCTGCATTCTGCCTCATACTTGAAATATCCAAACATGTTGAATGTATCAACCTCGGTTTTGTGTGTACAGAAATAATTGCCGTCGTTGATGATAGAGTATTTATGCTCTTCAAGATCGTTCCAATCGGGTTGCCAATCGCCGTAACATTCTTTTCTAAAATGCTCGATATTTGCGATGAGATTTCTCTTTAGCAGTTCTTTTTCAGCTTGCTTCATCTCTTTAAACACGTTACCGCAATTGTATCTTTTTACATCTACCACCGAACAGAACCATTCAGTATCCAAAATTCTATCCCTATCGTCAATATAATAATAACGCTCCTTGCACTTTTGAAGCGGTATTGTTTTTTCAAACTCTTCTTGCGCACGTTTTAATTTTTCACCTAAGTCCTTGTACTCGTTTTGAAGTTCGATGTAGTTTTTTAACTTGCTCATTTTCTTTTATCCTCCATTTCACGCTTTATATCGTCTATACCGTCTATAACAAGAATATTGATAATCAACACTAAAGAAATTGATAACGGTATTAAGAAAGGCACTAATACAAACTGCCATGTAAACTCTACTCCTAGAAATTTAACGACTGCTAAAATCATACTCAAGCAAAACCCGATCACAACTGCCCTTAAACTTTTTTCCACGTTTTCTCCTCCAATATGCTCATTTAGTCACCCTCACTATCTATTAATGTAGTAACCAGTGATTGCATCTAACATAAAGAATCCTTCATATACTTCTTCTGAATTTCTAAAACTCCAACTGCTATTTTCTCCTACATAAGTAAATTTAAGGTATTTCCCATTTTCAATACCGTATTTCCTTATACCGCAGAAAACCAATTTCTTTTCATTTCTAAAAAATAAAGTTAGTGTCATCACTCATCCTCCTTTTAAAAAGCTATAACTCCTAATAGTTCTAAAACGCAAAGAACCAAAAGTACAATAACCATATTCAAACCAATTATGAACGCTGCAAGTTCGCTTTTTTTCTCTATCCAGCCCAAAAGTGATACTACAATCAAACTACTAATAATTTGGGTTAAGATTTTCATTTACCTACCCTCACAATCCACAAACAATTCTTTAATTTCGTCCCCGAATAATTCGATTGCACGTTCGGCGTCTTCTTCGTTTTTGAAGTGACCGAAATTATAGAAATAATCACCAAAATTTGCGCAATCTACTTTAATACGGTTTTCTACAATTGAACAAAATAAATAATATTTATCTTGTTCAAAATCTTTCCAATCAGGTTTCCATCCATCATTGCATTTATCTCTAAACATTTTGAAGCGTTGCAACAGATTCCTTCTTTGTGCTTCTAATCTCGCTTCTTTTTCAGTTTTAAAAATATGTCCTTGATAAAAACAATGCTTAATCCATAAGCTTTCGTTCCAACGAGCTTGTTGAATGTTCCCATAGGCATCGACGAACCAAAATACTTCGCCTTCCTTAAACGTGCTCTCTGCATATTCTAGAAGTTCAATCTTCATATCCAGTTCTGCTCTTTGATCTCTTAGTTCTTCTAGTGTGTCCATTACTATTCACCTTCCTAAGTCGCACTCATTAAGCCACATTGTTCGATCGGTTTATCTAATCTTCGAGCACTATTCCTGAGTTTATTACCTTCTTTTAAAGGAATAGACTCTACTGCCTTCAACGATGTTTCAAATCCCAACAAGAAAGCGAATCGTTCATCATAGCTCATCTCTTCAAGCTGTCCATAGTTGATGTCTTCTTGGAACTGTTTCAACGCTCTGTCATACATCGACATGTCCTTGTACTTACAATGCGCAATAATTAAGTAATGTACATCGTCTTTTAATTTTTCGAATTCATCTTTAGCCAATTTCCTTCACCGCCTTTTCTAAATTCACTAAATTTTCTACAATACGGTCTCGAATATGAGCTGCAACTGAATACGGGTCTTTCATAAACTTAATCAACGTGTTCGCATTCACTTTTAACGCTTTGGAAGCAGCTAACATCTTTTCACTTGAATCTTTAATCATTCCATGGATGTAAGTGATCGCTTCACCGTAATTCTCACCCATGTATTTAAAAGCCGTCTTGCTAATTCTTTCTTGATACGGGTCCTTAACGATAGTCCCTTCGATAGAATGTTCTTTAATAAAATCCAAGACTTCATTTGGCGTTTTAAAGTGCATTGCTTGTTTTATGTCAGTTGTAAATTTGTGCGTATATCGCGGATGATTCTTCGCAAGATATCCCATCATGCTTGAGTAGTCTTCGATACGTTGGAAGTACCATTGTGGATATTTAGCATCTCGAATGACATACAAATTTATACTATTCATGAGCATCACTCCTTTACTATTTTTTCTTAAAAATTAACCAGGGTTACACGGTTACACGTTTTTTTCAAAAACATTAAATAAAAATATAAGAATGTTGATTTAATAGGCTTTATACTTACAATATACTTTTTCTAAAAAAAACATGTAAACATGTAACCTTTTATATAAAAAGTATCTATAAACATTGATATATCAACATTTCTAAGGGTTACACGTAGCAAAAAAAACGTGTAACCTACGTGTGTCTACGTGTGGTAAAAGGTTACACGTAGACTCCGAAAATCCCCAAAGGTTACACGTCTGGTGTAACCTTTTTTAAGGTAAAATTCTTTTATAACCTCTAGTTGTTTTTCCATTAACTTTGTACGATTGTTTCTTCCAATCTAGTAAATTATCCATAATAAAACTTATCTTTCGAGATAATTTTTGGTCGTTCGATTCTTTATGGAACAAATTGAACATAATTTCTCGAGTAGCCACTCGATTCATCGGTTGTCCACCTGAAGTCCAGTCAGGACTATTCGCAAAATATTTAGTCGTATAAATATACTGATCAGTTGTTGTTCTACTTTCCCAATCTTTTGGAACGGGCATTTCTAAGTATTGAAGAATCTGAAGCTCAATCTCATCTCTGAACATAAATTGCTCGCGATATTCAACTAATTGCACTTCCGTTTCTTCATCAAACATCAAATCCACACCGCTTTTATAAAGGGTGACGGCTTCACCCCAAATTTGTTTTACGACTTCATCCGTCATCTTCATAGGATGTTTTTTCTGTTTGTCATTACTTGCTAGTACAGGCAAGAACCTGCGTTCACCTGTTTTATCCTTGAGGTATTCAACATGATTGCTTGTGCGTGCTAAAACGAAATTTTTTGCGAATTCCTGCGTTCTGCGCATGTAGGGCTTTCTGAATCGTAAACTCGTTTTTGAAATAAACGATTTTGTTTCCGCAAAACTCATGCGGTCACTAGCGACCATTTCGTCATCATTCACTATCAAATGTTTTAGCATGATGTCATAGTTGTCTTTGTTCGCAAAATCAGTCACTGCATCCGTGTACCAATGACCACCAAGTTTTTGTAAGAACGACGTTTTACCAACACCCTGACCACCTACCAAGTCCAGAACGTAGTCAAATTTAACGTAAGGTTCATATACTTTAGCAACAGCGCCTACTAGCCACATTTCAGCGATTTTAGACACTAGAGGGTCTTGGTTAGCTCCTAGATAGAATTGGAGCATTCGTCCGATACGTTTCTGTTTGTCCCAATTTTTCTCGGCTTCTTCCATATACTCTTTTACTGGATTGTAGGACCGTTCAGATAAGAAGGTTTCCATGCCGTCAGTCATCGCTTGAGATGTAAATGCAGCACCCGTGACATTCTCAAAATAAACTTTTACTACCGATTCAAAATTTGAAGATAACTCTCCTTTTTTAAGAAGCGTGTTCCCAAGTTGGATATCTCTTGTTAATTCATGCTCTTGAGAGAATTCGTTATGCTTCAGATAGAGATTTAATTGATCATCAGCACGAAATGCGTTCAACACGTTTACTGGGCTGTTCGTTTTTAAAGTCCCGTTACTATTTTTAATCGGTTCATAATCTTTATAAAAACTCACTACTTCGCCAATCACAATCACCTCCTATCTTTGTTAATCATACTTACTACTGTTCTTTCTAATTCTTGCATCGATAGTGGATTTTGAGTATTTGAGTTTGCTAATTTAGCAAGAGTCAACACATCCATCTCGTCCACTCCTCGCCATAACAATCCGCCTACAAATTTAGCAAGCTTATCATTTCGATTTCCTTCATCACCTAATCCATTAGCGATGATTTCGAACAATTCCGTTGTTTTAGTCTTTCCAGATGTCCTACCCTTACTAACCCACGACCTTAAGCCGTCGCTGTAATCAAATTCACGTCCATTAGTGATTTTGTATTGTTGGATAATCGCTTCAATCAATTCTCGTGAGGGAGTAATCATCGTCCCTTTTTCAGGAGATTTTTCCATGTCCCATTCATATTGCCCTTTGTCCGTTGCGGATGGTGCAACCAACACATAATTGTTTTCATGCGCTTTGATATCCACTCCTGGGAGGAATCCAATCATTTGACTGATGTGGATATCATCACGCTTGAAATAGAATAGGTGCTTACCTCCTGATGCCGTCTTTGCTTGAAGTGTGGGCTCGATTAGGTTTAAATGTTCCCAATTCTTCAACGAATCAAATCCACTGGTTTGCCCGTGCTTGTCAATATCAATCACGAAGAAGTTTGTAGTCCTTAGTGCGATGTTTGCATTCGGATATTGATTCCAAACTTCATTAATTCCATCAGCATCAAGAGGTGGTTTATCCGCAAATTCAATTAATGGTCTTTTAGTTGTAGGACTAATCGGGATGACAGAGAACCCTTTCTGCTGATATAGCAGCGCATATTCTTTCATTGAATGCATGAGATCACCTTATTTTTAGAAAGGTAAATCGTCTTCTTCTACGTTGATTGTATCCATCACATTTTCAGCGTTTTCTTCAATATCATAGTTGCGATATACCTTGTCTTCTTTACCTTTTGTTTCTGAAATTTTTAATGTGAAGTAAGAACCAACTGCTTTACGTTCTAATGCATCAGCTAATGCTCTTCCGTCTTCGAAGTCGTTCTTCATAACCTTGTCTCCAGCTAATTCAATCGCTTTTGTAAAGAATTTGATTGTTCGTTCTACTGACCAAGACAAGTCTTTACCGTTCCATTCGGATAATGTTCCGAAAGATACATATTCAGTACGTCCGTTAAATTCGCCTTCACGAACTTCAAACGTGTATCCTAAGCTTTCCCATCCACTTGGAGCAATGTTGAATTGTGCTCGTTTTAGAACCACAGTATAATCACCAGCTGGTAATGCTGCAGGTCCGTTCACGCTATCTTTACGAGGGTCAAATCCATCTTCTTTAATTTTCTTTGCAATACTTAATAAACTCATTTTTCATTTCTCCTTTAGTTTTAAAATAATTCGTCTTCATTATTAGAAACTTCAACTGTTTCTTGTTTTTTTGGTTTTGCAACTGATTTTGTTGTTTCTTGTTGTTTTCGAGGAGGTTCAACTGCACCTCTAATGGTTGATAAGATTTTCAAAATCGCTTTGTCATCCACTTGGTCCGCATAATAAGTCTTACGTTTTCGGTCAACTTCACGGTTGTAGTTATTCCCGATTTTTTCTGTGTGGATCATTAAATCTGAATTCCCGTTGATAAGGTTTACGTACTTATCTTTCAAGCTTGGCTTGTCTTTCGTAGCATTTCCGTTATCGTCATATTCTGAAATCTGACGGCTGATATAAATCACATTCATCGGTAATGCTTTGAGGTCAATCACTAGTTCCGTAATAGCTTGGTTAAAGAAGTCGTAACCTTTTCCGTATGGGATTTCAGATAATGATTTCAATCGAGGCTTCCCAGGTGGAGTTAGTTCATCACAAACCGCAATTTTAATCATCTCGATAACGTCATCGATAACGTCAATTACGACTGTTTCGTATGAATGTTCTTGCGTTTGTAGAGCTAATAAGATTTCTCCTAGCTGCTTAATCACTGAATTAGTGATACGTCCTGATTTGTCTTTATCATTCAATAGTTGGATACTTGGTACACTGTTCGCTTCTGCATTCCCATCCGTGTTTAATACAATCGGGTTAGGAAACTCGTTTGCAAGGTAAGACTTTCCACTCATGGTCTCTCCATAAATAAAATAGTTACGCGGTGTATCTTTTGGTACTTGTGGTTTGTTTTCTGGTAATTTAAACAATTTCATTCTCCTTTATAATAAAATTCAATCACGTTAACATCATGTTGTTGTCTACTTCCTGTTATTCGCCATAACAATTGGCGGTAATCGTCATATTCTCCAGAACCTTCTTCAACCGGATCTAGAACAACGATTGTTTGATATTTGTGCTGCAAGCCATCAACACCGACTCCAAGAACCTGGTTCGTAGCAACTACTACTTTTCTGTCAAGTCCTTCTTGAACGTCTCCGGTCCAGATTCCTATGTGTGGATGTCGTTCTTTGATGACATTTACAATCTGTTTCGATTTGCTGACAATTAACATGTCGTGTGGTGCTCTTTCGATTAATCCATCGAGTTTTAACATCAATGGAGTATCAGCATTCACTGGTTTGATTTTCGGGAATTCGACTTCTACTCCTGCTTGGTTGAGGTATCTTTCAAACGTGTTCCGTCCAAAAGATTGTTTCGCCATTGCTGTTTCACCGTTTACGGTCACAAGATTTAATTTTCTAAACTTGTTCAACTTATCTGGGTTACCAGGTTCAACAGTTACTGGATAGAACTTAATTTCGTAACCATTGTTCTCAACAGCGTTTTCGATTTCTTCGATTTCTTCCCATCTGAAGAAGTTTGGAAGATTATTTACGTAGCGTTCATAGTCTCTAAAATCCTCCCACTTTTCTTTTGAATAAGTGAATGGATCATAAACCATTTTTCCGTGTGCTTTTTGCCAATCAAATTTATTATTTGGATTTGCAAAACCGAAAATCGTTTTTTCGAGCGGGTAGAAATTTTGCCCTTTCTTTCGAATCGGAGTAGCTGAAAGACCTATCGTGTATTTTCGCTTTATGCGACGATATAAAGCCACTTGCTTCTCTGATGACATATTCTGCCACTCGTCAATAATTAACACGTCACAGTTGAATTTTGAGCCTTTTTTAAGCAAATTTTGAATACTTCGGTCAGTTGAGATGATAAACTCAACATCTGAGTCAAAATTCATCTTTTTAATAGCTTCTTTCCATCCTTCAAGAATCGAAAGACGGTTGTTTGTGATGACAATTTTCTTAGCGTTTTTTTCTTTTGCAATAGCTAAAGCGCAGATAGTTTTTCCGCGACCTTAACCGCCCAAAGCTTCAAGAAAAATTCCATTTGTCAATCTTGAACTTCGGGAAACCGCCTCCTTTTGCCATTTTCTCAAAATTAAATTTGTCACACTTTACACCTCTAAAAACTCTGGATTTTCGTAGATATTTCCGACGATTTCAAATTTCGTGTAAGCTAAATAAAGAATATTCCACTCAGGCTTTATTGTTTGCGGTTCATCAATGAATCTGTAAATAAAACTTGCATAAGAACCATGCCATTTGATAACTGCTTTTCTGCCTTTGTAATCGACGATATCCCCCTCAAAAATTTCTTGTCCGTTCTTATCAACTAGACATGTCGATAACATGATGCATTTATAATCATCAAAGTGTAACCAATCTTTTGCTTCTTCGTTCCAAATAATAGGACAAGTCCAGTTTTCGTCCTCTTCATCACAATTTCCTACCAAGACTTTATAATTCATTTCTTTACGCATTTTATCCCAAGCTCTATACTTCGGTATCATCTTAAATTTTCCTCTTTTACAAGACTTTAATGTTATCGCTATACTCATGCACCGCCTTTCCAATATCATCAACGACCTCTTGTATATCGTTTCTCATCGCCCAAAACAGTCCGAGTCTTGCTGCAGCGCGTACATCTTGGTGATGGCTCTTTTCAAATTTCCATAATCCAAGGCGCTTCAATAATTCATTCGGGATATCCGTTTGATAACCTGCATTGCGTTGCAAGATAGCGTCTGGGAAATGTAGTTGTATATAAGCGATGGTTTGTAATACTGAATTGTCTTTTGATTTGTCGTTGTCCCTAGCTTCGAATTTCTCGATCACAACAACGTCACATTCGATATCTTCACCGATATCTTCCATCCATTTTCGAAAACCAGAAATGCCATAACTCACAACCCAATAATCAACTAATTTAGCATTGTCTAATAAAACAACTCCTGTTGTCGATGTGTTCTTTTGGTTGCTAGAAGGGTCGATTGCTAGAATTCTCATGCTTCGACTTCCCCTTCATAACCTGCCATATCGAATAAGTTATTTTTGTTGTTTTCAACAAACTTCCAGAATGTTTTTAATTCTCTGTAATAACTGATTGCAAATGACACATCATTTTCAGACGTGAACTCATCCATATATTTAGGTTTTGCAAAAATGTTTAATTGATATCTTTTTCCAAAGAGTTCACCGTCTTCATCCAAGGTGGGGGCAATTGTTTCTTCAAAATTAACTTGGATGTTGAATGGTAGGAATGTAAAAATCTCAATTTTGTGTTTAGAGATTTCAATCGAAATATTATCTGTTACAGAAATTTTGTTTTTCATTATCGAATTCTCAATCCTTCCGTTTGTTTTAATTCGGCTCCTGGTACTTCAATTCCTCTCTTCAATATTTCTTTTAATGAAGTTTTATCAATCTTCGGTAGCTGTGGAATTAAGAACTCTTCAGGGATGATTCGTTCATCCAAAATGTTCACACTTGCTGGATTCTTTTGAATTGAGAAGTTAAACATTCCTGATTTGAATTTAGTTTTCCCAGTTAGTTTCATGTTGTCTTCTAAATACGTTTTTAACCATTTCACTTTATTCTCTGTGGCTTGACGTTTCGTTTTTAAACGGTCCTCTTCTTCTTTGTAAGCTGATACGTCAGATTCTAGATTTCGAATAAGTTTAGCAATATTTTCTGCTTTGTTCTCGATGGCATCTTCGATACTATCTAATGTGTCTTGCATTACTTCAGGATCTAAATCCATATTTTGTACTTGTTGAAAAGCCGTACTTAATTCATATAAATTCATTTATAAAACATTCCTTTCTGTGTTCCTTGTGGTTCGATGTGAAATGATTTCACGTTTGGGATATTCTGTACTATCGCCATCGCTACATCCTCCACTGTTTTTCCATAATCCATGTATTGTTCAAAAATTAGCGGATTTACAAAGTCCGCATCAATATCTAAAATTACTTTTGACTCTGTTCTTTTAATGATTTCGATACGCTTTTTAATATCTCTTCAACCTCCTTGTAGGTTTTAACCCTTGTTTTTCTTATTTGAGGTTCGTATAGATATACCTCGTATGAATCATTCTTCATTCTGATTTGCCCGATAACCTTATTAGCATATAAAACGTTTTGCAGTTTTGAATCCAGTAGGTCATCGTTTAAATAGACATCTTCCATCTACTCACCTGCAATCTTGAGTGAAGTGGTTAAATACGCTTTTTTCAAATATTCGTCGATATCATCTTCACAAACGTAATCCCCTTCAATTTCGTAATATTCATCACCTACGTATATTTCTTCACCTTTCCAATCATATCCCCATACTTTTGGCTCTGGAGGGTCAAGGTAATTTGCATGTAGAGTTTCAAACTTATTGCTCATGTGTTATAATCTCCTTAGATACTTTATTTAGTCAGCGTTGCCGCGCTGGCTTTTTTTGTTCCACGTATCCTGAAAATCGGGCTCGATATATTTATCTTCTCTCATTAGGTTTACTTTATTTGTGTGTTGATAATTCGCCTCCCCAACCAAGAGAACGATGCTCATCATTGCGATAATGAGTCCAAACGATAGGATGTACCATTGAAGCATCCATCTTATTAATGGAATGAATCGCACTCTTGTTTTTGTTTTTGTTTTTCTTTTTCGTCTCATCGTTTTCTCCTTTCGTCCCATATCTTTTGAATTTCATCAATCATGCTCGCTTGATATTTGTATGGGCGTGTATCTGTTCTTCTTGCTGCAACCACCACTGGATGGTTTCTAACTTCACTCTTGTGCCACGAACTGGAACTTGTTCCAATCGCTTCACATAACTCTTCTGTCGTTATCCACCTTTGGTTACTTCTCGAATCAATAAACGGTTTTATTAATCCGACAAATTTCTCTGGGTTTCTTTTGACGACTTCAAAGAATATAGGCTCGTAATAATCAAGCGTTGATTGTTCCATGGTTTCCTCCTTTCAGTTTCAGGTTGTGTCTTTAAGGACACTTAGTCTTTAAAAAAAATATCCATAATTTCAGAATCTGATAAATTTAGGATGTTTTTACATGCAATAATTTCTTCTCTTCGAAAAGAAACTGTTCCGTTCATTCTGCTATGGTAGACTGTTTTAGTGAATGCTCCATTGATATTCTCGTCCATTTTATCAATAAAATCTTCTACTTTTAATCCCCTTTCTACAATTTTCGCTTTCAATAAATTATAGTTCATTTACATCACCTCATTTCTTGTTGTGTCATTTAGGACACGTTCATAGTATCATAAGCAAATAATCGTGTCAACACATAAATGTGTCTTTTTTGAAACTTTTTTTGTTTTTTGAGTAAATTTAGTTGTTTCTAGGACACTTTAATGGTATTCTTTCATTATGAAAGGGGCGGTTAAAATGCTTAATTTAAAGGCTCGAAGAGAATCATTAAAGTTAACATTAGAAGACGTCGGCAATTATGTTGGTGTCGGTAAGAGTACTGTTCGAAAATGGGAAAACGGCATGATAAATAATATGGGCAGAGATAAAATTTTAAAGTATGCGAAGATTTTACAAATCAGCCCATTAGCTTTAATTGGTGAAGTTGAGACTGAAGCTCCAGATTGGGCATCCAAAGACGATGTTATTGTTTTTGATGAGGCGTTAAAACGTAATAGTGTTGTTATGTCCTATAATGGTATAGAACTATCTGAAGAAGATAAGATGCAATTAGATGGAATGATACGTGCAATGCTATGGGAACGTATAAAAAAAGGCAAGGAGGAATAATTATTGGAAGTGAATCAGTTAGTTAGTACTTACAATACGGCTAACCCGTTTGAAATAGCGGACTACTTAGGAATCGAATATGATTTCAAGGCATTACCTAATAATTTAAAAGGAATACTTGTATCTTCAGAAAAAGATACACCGTTAATATTGATCAATGAAGATATACAAGACATTTCTTTTAAATACTTCGTCATGGCACATGAATTAAAGCATGCTATAGACCATTATGGATTGAATGGATTCTACTCCGCTACTTTTGGTGGAAAAGGAAAATTAGAACAAGAAGCAGATATATTCGCATGTAAACTAATGAAATATTTATATGAAGAACAATATCAAAAGCCTGTAGAAACGTTTGAAATCCTAAAGACTATATACGGAATTAAAGAGGATATGCAAAATTACATTTAAGGAGGAAAAACAATGGAATTAGAAGTGTTGTCAGAGCAATTGAAGAATTTAGGGAAACGAGTACATACATTGAAAGATAATATCAATACAGAGGAGGCTACTAAAACTTCTCTAATTTTGCCATTCTTTCAAATCTTAGGATACGATATCTTTAATCCACTAGAATTTATCCCTGAATTCACTGCAGATTTTGGAATTAAAAAAGGTGAAAAAGTAGACTATGCAATTAAAATTAGCGATGCCCCTGTAATTCTAATTGAGGCTAAATCTATTTCAGAAAAACTTACAAAACACGATTCGCAATTATTTAGATATTTTGGTACTACTACTTCAAAATTCGGAATTTTAACAAATGGACAAGAATATAAATTTTACACAGATCTTGACGAGCCTAACAAAATGGACTCTACTCCGTTTTTAACAATTGATATCACTAAGATTAAAGATATTCAAATCGCTGAGATTGCTAAATTCCACAAAGATAATTTTGACGTTGATAAAATAACTTCATCTGCTTCTGAATTAAAATACTTAAACAGTCTTAAAAACCTTTTATCTAAACAATTGACTGAACCAGATGAATCATTCGTTAAATATATCGTTGGCGAGATATATGAAGGTACTAAAACTAAAAATACTCTTGAAAAATTTGAAGCAATCGTTAAGAAGGGCTTTTCTCAATTCATAAGCGAACGGGTAAACGATAAGTTGAGTGCTGCTTTAAATACTAATGTGGACACTAAAATATCTAGTACTCCAGATACTGAAGATGTAAAAGATGAAATTCAAAATAAAGATTCTGAAATAATAACAACTTCTGAAGAATTAGAAGCTTACACTACTACAAAAATTGTTTTAAAAGACGTGGTTGACCCATCACGTATATTTTATAGAGACAATAGAAGTTATTTTAATGTACTTCTAGATGATAATATTCGCAAGTGGATTATGCGTATTTATACAGTTAACAATAAATTTAAACTACAATTTAATGATGAAAAACATACGACTGTTGAAATTTCAAATCCACTCGATATCATTCAGTATTCTGATAATTTAACTTCGACTGTTAAAAGATTTTTATAAAATAAGTAGCCTGTTAAGGCTATTTATTTTATCTAAAAAAAGAACGTACGTTTGGAAATGGAGGTGAACTATGGCAAGCATAACAAAAAGAGGCAAAACATGGGCTTATCGTGTCTATTATTATGATGAAGGTAAACGTAAATACGTTTCAAAGAGTGGATTTAAAACGAAGGCAGAAGCAAAAGACGCCTCTATATTAAAAGAAAATGAACTTCTAGTTGGTAAGAATGTTAGCAAAGAACAAATGTTACTAGCTGACTATATGGAGAATTGGAAGAAACTCTATAAAGAAGATACTATTTCGTTGAAAAGCATTTCTAGGATAAACAGTATCATTGATTATGTAAGAACAAATTACAACATTCCATTACGAGATATTACCCACGAGAATTATCAATCGTTTTTGAATGATGTTGCCAAAACACGATCCAAGGAAACTGTTAAAAAATACCATACTTACGTTAAGGCAGCAATAAAGCATGCGTTAAAAACTCAAACCCTTCTTCACGATCCAACAACTACAGCCGTTTTAAAAGGACTGGAAGAAAAGAATAAGAAAGTCGAAAACAAATACTTAAGTAAGCGTGAATTTGACGAATTAGAAAAAGCACTGCTAGAAGATATACAACTAGATTATACTTCAAGATATATCATTCTATTTAGTATGTATACAGGGGCCCGTTTTGGGGAATGCTTAGGTATGACATGGGATTGCATAGATCTAGATAATAAAACAATCAGGATTGAAAAAGGATTCGATTATCATTTTACAAACGATTTTACTGAAGGTAAGACAAAAAGTAGCAAACGTAAAATAACCATACCTGATAAATTAGTTGAAATATTAAAAACGTTGCCTGTTCCAGAGGACCAAACGCAAAGACTATTTAAAAGAATTAGTAACAATGCAATCAATAAAGCACTACAACTAGCACTAAACAGAGCAGGAATTGATAAAGATATAACCTTTCATGCTATGCGACACACCCACGCTAGTATTCTATTAGCAAACGGTGTTCAATTGCTATCAGTAAGCAAGCGACTTGGACACGCTGACCCAAATATCACATTACACACATACGCTCATATCATTGAAGAATTAGAGCGTGAGGATAACGATAAACTGAACTCAATATTCAATTGAGTACATCGAGAGTACAAAACGCTTATAAACGTTGTTATATCAACACTATACACTCCCCTAGGCGGCTTACAACATTCTCCACGCTACAAACATTGTTTTGTAGCTTTTTTTATGCACAAAAAAGCCCCGAGATTTCTCTCGGGGCTTTTCGTCAAACGTTAGAATGACTCACCTAGGTGAGATTATTCTTCGTCCTCTTTTTTCTTGCCAGTCGCAAGTAATCCTAAACCTGCAAGGAGTGACATGCCTGCTGCATTGAAGACTACTGATAAGTCTTCCACACCTGTATTCGGTAATTGTGGTTTACCTGGAGTTGGAGGTGTTTGAGGAGGTGTATTTGGTGTGTTTGGAGGAGTTACTGTGTTATTAAACTCAGTATCTTCTGGCAATCCAGCCACAGCCGTTAATACTTTACCGTCTTTCGCTACAGTTACAGTGACAGTCGCAACCATTGGATCGTAAGTTACGCCTTCTTCTGTTCCTTTCACTTCTTCAACAGTGTAAGTGTAAACTCCTTCTTCGCCTCGCTTGAATGTTAAGGCAGAGAATTTAATCTTACCATCAGCGTCGTTTGTTACTGTTTCGATGACATTTCCATCTTTGTCTTTCAATACAAAGCTGAATTCGCCCTCTTTCAGTGGACGACCTTCCAATTTCTTAGTGAACTCGAATTCCACTTTCGTTGGAATATTAACAACACGAGTTTCAGTTGGTTTTTCTGGTTTCTCAACTGATTTCTTCGTTGGGTCGTATTGGTGAACGGTTTGACTCGCAGTGTTTTCGATATCTACGCCATCTTTAGCAGTTTCTTTAATTGTCGCAACAATATCAAATTTATAGTAACGACCGAATGCAAATTTAGTAGTATCTAATACTGGAGTATTTTCAGCATCGCCTAAAGATTTCGTTAAATCAGCTTTAGATGTTGCTGTAATCACGCCATTTTCAACTTTGATGTCGAATTTATCAGTTACATCTTCGCCAGTGACACTGTCGTAAGCTTTAATATTTGCAACGTCAACCGTTAAGTTTTCTTTATCGTAGTTATCTGTGATTCCTACTGATTGGATGTAATCTTTGTTGTTTGCGTCAAATTTAGTTGTATCTAACCAAACTTGGTAAACCACTTTGTCACCCTTCTTAAGTGTTGTTGTATTGATATTTTCAGCTTCGTTGTTGTCAGCTTTATCCGCATAAGGATCTGCTTTCGTATCTGTTACAGCATCTGTCAACTCAGCGTCGTCATCTACTAACTTGTCGCCAGTAGTGTCGAATTTCTCATCTTTCACAACAAATTTCTTAGGTTGGAATTCTGGTGTTTCTGGAGGAGTTACTGTGTTGTTGAACTCTTTATCTGGAGCATCTGTTACCGTTGTTGTTAAAACTTTGGCAGTTCCGTCATATGCAACATTGACTGTGATTTCAGCCTTCATTGTATCGTAAGTAACGGATCCATCTTTTCCAGCTACTTCTTCTACAGTGAATTTATGAACGCCTTCGTCGCCTTTAAAGAATTCAATAGCTCTAAATTTAACCTTACCTTCAGCGTCATTCTTCACTGTTTCAATCACATTGCCCTTATCATCTTTCAATTGGAAACTAAATTCTCCCGCTTGTAATTCACGGCCTTCTAGTTTCTTCGTGAAGTTGAAATCAACTGTAATTGGAACATTTACGACACGTTTTTCAGTTGGTTTCTTAGGCGTTACAACAGTTTTACTTGTTGGGTCATATTGATGAACTACTTGCATTGCTGTATTTTCGATATCTGAACCAGCTGGCACATCTTGTTTCACAGTCGCAACAATATCAAATTTATAGTAACGACCAAATGCTAGTTTCGTTGTATCGATTACTTGTGTATTTTCTGCATCTCCTAATGATTTTGTTAAATCTTTCTTAGAAGTAGCTGTAATCACACCATTGGCAATAGCAATATCAAATTTATCAGTTACATCTTCACCAGTCACACTATCGTAAGCTTTGATGTTTGCAACGTCAATATCTAATTTCGCTTCATCGTAGTCATCTGTAATCCCTACTGATTGGATATTTTGTGCTTGGGTAAATTGCTTCGTATCTAACCATACTTGGTATACAATCTTATCCCCTTTACGAACAAACATTGTATTGATATTTTCTGGTTCGTTATTGCCATACTTATCCGCATATGGATTTGCATTCGTATCCGCCACTGAATCTGTTAATTCACTGTCGTCGTCTACTAATTTTTCACCTGTAATATCCACTTTTTCTTCATTTAAAACGAATTTCTTCGGTTTAAATTCAGGAGTTCCTGGAGGTGTAACGCTGTTGTTGAACTCTTTATCAGGAGCATCTGTCACTTTTGTGATTAACGCTTTAGCAGTTCCGTCATATTTCACTTCAACAGTTACTTCAGCTTTCATCTTATCGTAAGTCACTGTTGTGTCCGTTCCAGCAACCTCTTCGATTGTGTATTTGTAAGTACCCGCTTGATCTTTGTTGTACTCGATGGCTTTGAACTTAACGTTTCCGTCTTTATCGTTCTTCACAGTTTCGATTTCAGTACCTTTGGCATCTTTCAATACAAAGCTGAACTCCTGGTCTTTCAACTCACGGCCTTCCAATTTCTTCGTGAAGTTAAATTCCACTTCGATTGGAACATTGATAACACGTTTTTGAGTTGGTTTTTCTGGAGTTACCACTGATTTACTTGTTGGATCGTATTGGTGAACGATTTGTGTTGCAGTATTTTCGATATCTGCTCCACCTTTTACGTCTTCTTTTACAGTCGCAACAATATCAAATTTATAGTAACGTCCGAATGCGAATTTCGTTGTATCAAGTACTTGAGTATCTTCTGCGTCTCCTAAAGATTTTTGTAATGAAGCTTTAGAGGTTGCTTTAATCACGCCACCTTCAACGGTAATGTCGAATTTATCTGTTACATCTTCGCCAGTTACGCTGTCGTAAGCTTTGATATTTGCTTTGTCTACAGTTAATTTAGCTTCATCGTAATCGTCAGTAATTCCAACTGATTGGATGTTTTGATCTGCAGTGAAGTTGTTTGTGTCTAACCATACTTGGTAAACCACTTTAGAACCACGTTTAACAGTCTTCGTATTGATGTTTTCTGATTCGTTGTTGTCTGTTCCATCTGCATATGGGTTTGCGTTAGTATCTGCCACTTCATCTGTTAACTCATCATCGTCATCCATTAACTTGTCGCCAGTGATATCGAATTTCTCTTTGTTTAAGATAAATTTCTCTGGTTTGAACTCTGGAGTTGTTGGCGGTGGAGTTACTTTGTTGTTGAACTCTTTGTCTTTTGCATCAGTAACTTTAGTTGTAAGAACCTTAGCAGTTCCGTCATAGTTAACTGTAATGGTTACTTCTGCTTTCATTGTATCGTAAGTCACTGTCGTATCTGTTCCAGCTACTTCTTCGATTGTATATTTATGAGTTCCTACTTCTTTCTTAGTGAATTCAAGTGATTTGAACTTAACGTTTCCGTCCGCATCATTCTTCACTGTTTCGATTTTAGTACCTTCTGCATCTTTCAATACAAAACTGAACTCGTTTTCTTTCAACTCGCGGCCTTCAAGTTTCTTCGTGAAGTTAAATTCTACTTCAACAGGAACGCTGATGACACGTTTTTGAGTTGGTTTTTCTGGAGTCTTAACAGTCTTAGATGTTGGATCGTATTGGTGAACGATTTGGCTTGCTGTATTTTCAATATCAGAACCAGCAACAACATCATCTTTAACAGTTGCTACGATATCAAATTTATAGTAGCGACCAAATGCGAATTTCTCAGTATCTAATACTTGAGTATTTTCTGCATCACCTAAAGATTTTTGTAATGAAGCTTTAGATGTTGCAGTGATAACGCCATTTTCAACTGTAATATCGAATTTAGCTGTTACATCTTCACCAGTCTTGCTGTCGTAGGCTTTGATGTTTGCTTTTTCTACAGTTAATTTAGCCTCATCGTAGTTATCTGTAATTCCTACAGATTGGATGTTTTGAGCCGCAGTGAATTTAGTTGTGTCTAACCATACTTGGTAAACCACTTTGTCACCACGTTTAACACTCTTCGTATTGATGTTTTCTGCTTCGTTGTTGTTTGTTCCATCTACATAAGGATTAGCGTTTGTTTCAGCATACTCATCTGTTAACTCGTTATCGTCATCCATTAATTTATCACCAGTTAAATCGAATTTCTCTTTGTTTAAGATGAATTTCTCTGGTTGGAATTCAGGAGTTGTTGGAGGTGTAACAGTGTTGTTGAACTCTTTATCTGGAGCGTCTGTTACGTTCTTAATTAACGCTTTAGCAGTTCCATCATAAGAAACTTTAACAGTTACTTCAGCTTTCATCTTATCGTAAGTCACTGTTGCGTCTGACCCAGCAACCTCTTCGATTGTGTATTTGTGAGTTCCCACTTGATCTTTAGTGAATTCTAAAGCTTTGAATTTCACGTTTCCGTCTTTGTCGTTTTTCACAGTTTCGATTTCAGTACCCTCTGCATCTTTCAATACGAAGCTGAATTCTTCTGCTTTCAACGTACGACCTTCAAGTTTCTTCGTGAAGTTAAAGTCAACAGAAACTGGAATATTCACAACACGTTTTTGAGTTGGTTTTTCTGGTTTTTCAACAGTCTTGTTGTATGGGTCATATACATGAACGATTTGGCTCGCTGTATTTTCGATATCGATACCATCTTTAACAGTTTTTTTGATAGTTGCTGCGATATCAAATTTATAGTAACGACCGAATGCGAATTTAGTTGTATCGATGACGCTATCTTCATTTACAAATTCTGCTTTAGAAGTTGCACTGATTTTACCGTCTTCAACTTTAATATCGAATTTAGAAGTTACTTCTGCACCAGTTACGCTATCGTATACTTTAATACCATCTTTAGTCACATCTAATTTATCTTCTTCGTAATCGTCAGTGATTCCAACGTATTGGATGTTTTGGTCTGCAGTGAATTTAGTTGTATCTAACCATACTTGGTAGT